AGAGGAACCGATGAAGAAAGCACTATTCCAGATCCCGATGGGGCCAATTGCAGACGCACTCCATCTACCCGAGGGTGTCGAAGTCGTCCAGGTGGCCGTAAAAGTGTACGGCCCAGGCCTTCCAGACCACTGCGAGACGAAGGAAGGCGAGCCAATCGCGTGGGTGTCGCTAGAAGACATCGGCGTGTTGCTCAAGAAATAGGCACCGACTGCCCTTGCAACGTGCAGACGTGGCGGTAGAATTCCCCATCGGAGGGAATTGCTGCCATGCCGACCTTTCTCGAAACGCTAGCCGAACGCGAAACCATCGCAGAGCGTACGCAGCTAGCACTTCTGGAGCTTGACCAGCGCAATCTACGGGCACTTCAGCGCCGGGCCGAGGTCCACCAGCTCCACGAGGACGCTTGGGCCTCCTCCGATCCCTTCACGACCTCCGGAGCTTCGGTGGCCGGGCTCGGCAGTGCGGTCAACGATCTGCATCAATACGGTGCGATCGGGCGGCATAGTGCCAGGCCCGGCAGCCGGCGGCATGGTGCGCAGCCGCCGTACTATTGGACCGAGCCCCAGCACTGGCAGCAGGTGGAATCGGCCCGGGTGGTCGAGGCGTTCTGCGTCACGGCGAAGAACATGCTGGAAGTGTTGAAACAGTTCATCATTTTCACGGGGTTCGCGTACACGATCGTCGCGCGAAAGAAACCCGGGGAACAACCGGCCCCAAGCCCTGACGATCAGGATCAGGACGGCCCGGCCCTGGCCGATCCACCCGAGCCCAAAGCGAACCCACTGGTCGACGCAACCCAGGAATTCCTTGACAAGTGGATGAAGACGAACAAGTGGCATAAGTGGGAAAAGGAACTCGTCAACCGAACCGAGCGCGACGGTGAGAGCTTGACCGTCATAGAGTTAGATCAGAAGAGCGACGACTTTCTCCGCATTACAACGCGAGAACCCGAGCAACTTCGCGATCCGATCAGCATGACCGGCATTCTCAACAGCAAGCTCGGAATCAGCGGGCGTGACGCAGATTGGCGATTCGGTATTCTGACCACCAAGGACGATACCTCACGACCATTAGCGTACAACTTCGTCAGTCAGCATAACGATTCAGAGCGACAGCACGAGATCTTTGACGCCGACGAAGTTCACCACATCAAAGCCAACGTCGATGGCGCGACCAAACGCGGAATTTCGGTGTTCTTTCAGATTTTCAACGCCCTGCCGCGGGTGAAGAAACTCTTGCGTGCCCTCTCTGAGTCCGCCGTGGTTCAGGCCAACGTCGCTTGGATCGAGGAGCTACCGCCGGGGATGGGTTCCGGCGGGCTGCCGGAAGCGGTGGGCGGCGAGAATGTCACGACACGCACCGGGCGTCAAGCCGCGGCAAGGTTCTTTGATGGCCCGGAAGCCCTGACAGTCACCGCCGGGCACAAGTACACCGCCGGGCCACTCGCCGGAACCGGGCAAAGCGAAACGCTGATTTCCACTCTCCAAGCCGCGCTGCGCAACATCGGTTCCCTCAAACAGTTTCCCGAGGGCCTTGTCTCCGGCGACGCGAGCAACGCGAATCTTGCTTCTGCCCTTGTTGCGGAGGCACCCTTTGTGAGGGCCAGGGAGTGTGAGCAGAAGTTCTACCGCGATGAATTCTTAGAGATCATCGAACGGGTGATCGACGCGGCTGCGATCGCAGGGTTGCTTGGACCGGCCCGGGAGAACATCTTCGACGACATAGAGGTGTCGGTAGAAATGCCGCCGGTGGTGCCGCGGAAGGCGAAGGAAGAGACCGAGCGGAATTCTGTCCTAAACGAGCGGGGCATCCTGTCAAATCAAACGTGGTCGTCACGCGAGGATCTTGACTTTGATGATGAACAGCAGTTGATCGCGGAAGACCCCATTGAACCGCCCATGATGATGCTGGGGATTGACGCAGAGGCCGAGCTTGCCGCCGGGGAGGCGGAAGACGACACGGACAGCGAGACCAGCACGAGCACCGACAGTGAGTCAGGCGGCGGCAACCAGCGGCGACGTCGGGGGCTGGGGCCGAAGGGAGCCAAGGGCGTGACTGGGGCGACTGGCACGAACAGGGAACGCGAGAGGGTATCATGAAACGCAACGCCGGAATCTGGATCTTGCTCGCGATCGGCTGCGGTCTCGCCATGCTGTTCGCGACCTGCGCCGCCCAACCCAATGATGATTCCTTCGCGGCCCCGGTGCCGCGGAGCCCGGACGCCAACGACGACGGGGCCTATCAGCCAAAAGACCAATACGCAGACGTTCCTGATTCCGTGAGTCAAGCAGAGCCGCGCGGCCGTAAGCTATTCGGGCGGCTCCGCGGATGGTTGCAGAAGTTCCGTGACAAGATCCGAAATAGACGCGAACGAGAAAGGTAACCCCATGGCAAAGAAGAAACCGCAGGGCCAAACCGTTACAATCTGCGACGACGTCGTGGGAGCGATTGCCGCCCAGCAAATCTGGGTACTAGCCCGGTTCATCGGGGCCCGCCTGCACATCGAAGGCGTGACGGACAATCACGGACATGCCCTGCGGTGGCGTCACGAGACGACTGGCAGCCGCATTGCCGGGCCGTTTGAGGTGTTGCAATGAGCATCGTCTGCCAGATTTGCGAGTACAGCCGTGCCCCGGTCGTCGGCTGTGTCATCGAGGGAGTCAAGATAGTTGGCCCTACGTCGGTGAAGGGTCTCTTCTACCCACAGCCCGTACTCGCCAAGGCAATCCCGCTCTACGAAGGGGCACCTGTTCACATCTGCCACGGCGACGATCGCGACATGAAGTCACGGAAGCGCTCGCATCAGTCGCACTTCGGCCACCTGGAAAACGTCCATGAGCGCCCCGGCTGTACCGGCCTATTTGCCGACCTGCGATTCAAACAAAGCCACTGCATGGCCGGAATGATTGCCGAGAGTGACGGGCAGGAATTCGGATTGAGTCATCTGGTGCAAGCCCGGAAGAACGCAGCCAAAACCGAAGTGATCGAAATACTCGAAGTTGACAGCGTCGACCTGGTCGACAATCCAGCCACAACCACAAACCTTTATGAGGGAGTTGACGAAATGGACCTGAAGGAAATGGAGGCTGCGCAGAAGGCGCAGGCCGACCAAATCAAGGAACTCACAGAAGGGCAGGGCAAGATTGTAACCTTGCTCGAAGGCTTGCAGCCTAATCCGCCGGCCGATCCGAGGCCCACACGAGTGACTGCCCTTGAGCAGATCACCGATGGGGACGAAGAAACCTTGCCGACCTTCGGCCACTCGCGAGCGGCCTTCGCCGCCGGGCTGAGAGGTATTGCAGGAGGGACCACCTCATGAGCCGACGATTCAGAAACGATTTCATCAACGAAGAATCCTTCGGGGTGGAGATCAACCCGTGTGCGGCGGTTGCCGCCACTGGCGTGGCGATGGACAACGGGTTCACCTACACGCAAGACAACGCCAATACCCTGCAAGCTCAAGACATATTCGAGGGTGCGTGGTTGGCGACCCACACGGTCGATGACGATGACGTCATCGTACTCAACACCAGCTTCGAGTGCTTTCAATTTGTGCTCGGACAGCCGATCCGGTTCATCGCCGACATCCATTTCGTCTTACTTGGGACCGAGTGCAACATGTTCGTCGGTTGCATCGACGACATGGGCGGGGCAACCACGATCACGGCCGGCGGCGGCATGAAAGCCACCGGGGACCATTTCGGATTCTACATGCCCGGCAGCGAGTCGGTAGTCTTCGACAACCCGGCTAGCATTTTCTGTGTGTCCCAGGAATCCGGCGTGGCGATGATTACGGAACTCACCGCCGCGAATTCGATCGACCGCGTGGCCCATGTGGTCACGGATACCAGCCGTCATCAGTTCCTGGCCGAGTTTGTCCCCACCGGGCCCATCGGTGGAACGGGCGGCGTGACGATCTTTGACGCGGATATCGAGTTCAAGATCGACGGCGTGACGGTCTGCGTTCACCACCACACCGGCGCCAACGCGCTCACGGTTGCCGATACGGAGTTGATGGACTTCGGCGTCTACAGCGAAAACGAAACGGACATCATCACGTATAACATCCGGCATCTCAAGTGCCGACAGCTCAGAGCCCTTTCCCAGTTTGGAGGATAAGCCATGTTACGAGCAAGAAACCTGCGCCGCATGATCGACGCAGCGAAACGCGACAGGGACATCGAGAATCCACGAGAGTACATCAAGGATCAAATCCAGTTCCAACTCTCGGAGGGACTGAAAGCGAGTGATTACAGTATTCGCGACCTTTTCGTCCAACTCGTTCCAGATGGCCGCACACACTTGAACAACTGGGAACAGGCCGCCGACAGGGGCGAGCAGATCGTAGAAAGTGCAACGGCTGTCACAACGGCCGACTTTGCCCTGATCGCAGAGCAACTGTTGTTCTCTGAGGTGATGGAAGCGTACAACCTCGCATCCCTTGTCGGCGACAAGCTGGCGACCGTCTTCCCGAGCAGGTTCCAAGAGTCGGAAGTGATCCCGGGCATCTCGGTAACGTCAGACGAATACGATACGCCGATCCCCGAAAACAAGCCGTACCCCGAGATTGGTATGCAGCCCGCAACGGTACGGCTGCCGGCTGCCGAGAAACGCGGCGGCATCCTGAAAATATCGCGGGAGGCGATCATCCGCGACAACACCGGCCTGTTGATCCAGCGTGCCCAAACCGTTGGTGAAGGGTTTGGGCTCAACAAGGAAAAGCGGATCCTCGATACCGTCACGGGTGCCGATGCGTCCTACGTTCGCAAGGAAGTAGCCCGGCCCACCTACGAAACTTCGGCCGCCGGAACCTTCATGGGCTTCACCAACGAGAACGATCACCCCCTGGTCGACCTCTCGGACATCCGGGAAATGGACGAGACATTTAATCAGGTCTCCGACCCGGACATCAACGAGCCGCTGTTGATCGAACCAACAACGCTCCTCTGCGGCCGTGATTTGTCTTGGCAAGCGAGAAACATCATTCGCGCTACCGAAGTTCGGGAAGGTGACATCACCGCGGCGGCAACGCCGCAGACCATGCACACGGGCAACCGGCTCCCGTTCAACCTGGATATTGTCAGGAGCGAACATCTTACCCGGCGCATCATTGCTCGCAACGGCGAGGGCGGGCTTGTGGCGGCCAACCGGGCCGCGGCCCTTCCGTACTGGTGGTTCGGCAATTTCAAGAAGGCTTTCCTGTACAAAGAAATCTGGGCGATGACGACCGAACAGGCGCCGGCAAACAACATGGCGCAATTCGAGTCTGACGTGTGGTATCAGATTAAGGTATCCGAGAAGGGCGTCGCCTGCGTCCGGGAGCCTCGTGTGGTCATCCGAAGCGACGGAACGTAATCAACAGCAGCGCCGCTCGCCCCTTGGGTTTGCCGAGGCCCGGGGGCGGTGCGGTGCTTTGGAGGGACACCAGATGCCGCAAGATTGGGTTTGGCCTGCGATCGTTGGGCTACTCGGGTGGGTGTTTCTCGATCAGCGGCAGACGATCCGGAATCACCTCAGACACATCCAGGCGACACTCGACAAGTTGCCATGCCGCGAGCGGGACGATTGCCCGATGGAGGATGAATCATGAGCATCAAAAGCGAACTGCAAGCCGAGCTTGCCGAAAAGGTGGCAGAGTACCGGGCGGCGAAAGCTGGCCCGGCTCACTCGGTCGCCGGCGTGACGTTCG